TGTTGATATAACTAAAGCGAACTTAAACGTGTCGGCACCATCGCCAGTAGCGATTACATTAGTGTCAACTACCCACCATAAATCGGTAAGCCCTGCATAATCAGCAGCGATCATCTGGATAACATTTTTGCTATCAGTCGCTCCGGCTGTTAATCCCTGAGCTACCGACAGTTTACCTTTACTTGCTAAAATCATTTTTATACTCCTAAATGAGTTTCATTTACTTGTTAATTAAGCTGAAGCTGCAACCACAGTTTCGCCAAAGCCGAGTACCTTATTCAAAGCGTCCATACGAGCGATGATAATATTATCACCAATCATATTTAGCTTTGTACGATATAAGTTATTATCTGACTGTTTTACTTCAAGGTGTGCGTTTGCCATAATAACCAACTTAGCGTAAAGCCTCTCGTCGCACATTAATAGCCAAGGTGCGGGAGTATCGGTAATCTGACCATTAGCAGCGGTAACAGACATTACACCGCCTGTAGGAGCGTTAATGATACTTGCATTGATGATCTGCTCTATGAGGTCTGCACCTGGTGTATCATCTACGCCACAAGGAACATTACAAATACGCTTCAATGCTCTTTGGTCACGAATAAACAAGCCCTTTTGCACCATGAACTCGATGCAAATATTGTAAGCGTGTTCATCTGCACTTGTACCAAGACCGTCTACTCTGTGTTCGCCCTTATCCTCCTGCTCAATACCGAGCGTAGGATGATTAGGATTATACAGAGCATGAAGCGTGTCGATACCAGGCTTCATAAGCCAGCAACTTCTAAGGTTATCGCCTTCACCGCCTACATTAAACGTAAACGCATTGTCATACGTTATATAGGGGTTACGTTTCATTAGACCGACAATACCACTTTGAGCAGGAGCATCCGAACCTTCAAGCATCATCTTAGTAACCTGCTGATTCAATGCCATTACATGAGCAATCTTCTCAGCTGCGAGAAGTCGCTTGCCAAGTTCAGGCGACATTGTGGTAAATGTGTCAGATCGAGCCTCATACGCAGACTTGATAGTCATCAGTGTCTCGACTACCGGTTCACGTTCAGACTTCGAGGACTTCCAACTACCACCAACATCAACTAAATAACCTGTTGGGAGTGAAATTGTTCGCAAATCATGGTGAGTTAGACCATTGTTTGCAGGAAAAGCCGGGAGGAATCGAGAGAAATCATCCCTCTCGGCTAGTGCGTTCAAAATTGAATCCATTGGCGATCCGTTAGGAAGTTTGAGCTTCAAAAGATCAAAGATGTTTCCTGTGGTCGCTACGCTTCTTGTTGCCATGTTAATTCTCCTAAATAATTTTATTTATTAAAAACAATTATTCGGAGAAGTCATCCGTTTCCGGGCTTCACCTTGCATATTTACCCCGCCAAGGGTTTGCCTTCTTTCAGGCTGTCGCAAGGTGCTGCACATGGCAACATCGTCTTGATTTATTTATCAAGAGCATCGTCCGCTTTCGCGGGTGCTTTATTAATTTTTTGGACTCCATCCTAAAGCCTGATAAGTTTTAGAACCTTCGTTTGGATCAGCCGCAGCATCTTCACTGCCGCCACCAGCGCCGCCGCCATCAACACTTGATTCCGCGGCAAGAGGAGCGAATGCTTTCAATGCTATTCTTGCCAGAACTGGGTTTTTATGCAATAGAGTATCAACTATCGTATCGCCAACCTCTGCAAATTCTTCTGGAGTAATGCCGGTGTTGTTTTTGATAGCTCTTTCGAGCAGGTCGGACTGTTCAGAAACTTTTTCAGGTGTTTTGAAATCAGGGTGTTTTGCAAGCTCTTCGGCGGTAAAAGTGGCCATCGCCTCATTATTTGCTATATTACCCGCCAGAGCCTTCTCTATTGAAGCATTGTGGACTTCGATAATACTCTGAGCATTAGCTTTTGAAATATCCTTATCAACCACAAACTGTTTGAAAGTGGCCATAAGCTCTTCATCAATAGGGTGTTCAGGGTTAGATAAGCCAACTCTTGGGTCTATATCTGCCAAATCTTCAATAGATTTGACGTGCGTGATACCCATGAGCTTCTCTGCACCGGCCCTAAACTCTGTCCGTGAATTATCGTCCGGCAGATTATCCAAAGATTTAGGCAATCTGTACGGCTTGCCAGTTATCTTTTTAAGTTCCATGCCGTCTAACGCAGCATCTTCCATTGTCGCAAATTTTTCCATGTGCTTACTGAAAGATTCCCTGTTATCGTCTGTTACTGATTCGTGTTCAAGTTCTGTAATGTCCATACTCAATTATCCTTTCGTGTTAAATATACTACATCTTCCATTTTATCATTAGTTACATGAGTTTTACCACAAAGAGTTATATCAAAAGTATAACCCCTGAACCATAACCCTTTTACTGTAACGCCTATCATATTATGTCCGGTCATCGCACTAAGATTATGTTTTATTATGTCCATGCAATCGCCGTCTATTTTGGCACACTCAAACATATCTTTGGGACGAAAAACAAAATCACAGTCAGGACAGTCGATATTGTGTTTGAATGTTTTAGACTCACCGTTTATCCTTTTCTTGCACACGTCGAAATGTCTGCAACCATTACAATCCATACTCAATTATCCTTCAAAATATATCTCAAATTTAGTCACCAAGACCTTAACCGTCTGTTTAAGCTTATTCTTGACGTGTACAGCCTTATACGTTACCGTTCTAACAACCTTATCCAATTTATGTGCGCCGTACTTCCTGTTGATCCTGCGGAGTTCTGCCTGTAAGTTGCTCTCGTCAAACTGTGCCCTGTTACGGCTGAGTTGAGATGTTTCAAGTTTAGATTCGATCTCAAACTTGTTCGGCATACCCTTATCATATTTTTTAGCAGGTGGCAATACGCCAGCTTTAACCTTTGCGTCTGGGTCAGATTGTGGCGATATACCGTTAAGATATTCTACCAGGGACTCAGTATTCTGAAAAAGGGCGATTCTGTCATCCCGCATACCTATTTTCTTGGCTCTGGCTATGACCTTCGGATCGACCAAAACTTTCTTCTTTGTAACTTTCTTAGTTTTCTTTCTTTTTGCCATTATAAACTTACCATTTCTCTTATTAAATCTGTCTTTACTATTTCAAGACACTCTAATACCCCAGTATAAGTAGTTGAGTTATCCTTACGGCTTGTATCAATCGCATCGTTCAATGCATTAACAAGATCATCTATTTTATTTCCCATTATTTCCTACCCTTTCCAGTAGCTCTGGTTGTTCTGCCGCCACCACGTCGTGATGGCTTTGGGTCGCCTTTTTTACCAACTCTTGGCGTTCCGCCACAACTTCCTTTTTTTGCTGCCATTATACTACCTTTCAGTTTAATTTTAAAGATTCAATAGTCATTTCATTTCCGCTGTATTCTGAGTAAGGGGTATTTCCTCAATATTAATGGGTTTTTCTAATTCAGTAACCCTTCCTGTAAGCTCCGTAACAGCCGTCTCAAGAGCCTTAATTTGTTTCTCGTAGTTCGCACACACCTGACGCAAGAAAGCAATGTTATACATAACCTTAGTCCTGTCAGTGTTGCCGTGTAAATCGATAACATCTGGTGGCGTGGGAATCAGGAATGTAATCACATCGGGATTAGCTTTCGGGCGTGGTACTTCATCCCAACCGGCTAACACGATTCCAGCTAACATCAACATAACAATCAAAATCATAGTTCTTTTCACGGTTCTTTCCTTTCAAAAAATTATTTAAGTTCAATATCAACTACTGGTTCGATAAATTCAATCTCACCTCTTTCTACAGCTTCTTTCTTAATATAATCAGGCCAATAGTCTTTCATGGCCTCTAAGAATACCTGAGCCGAGCCGGTTAAGTCATTCACATCATAGACAATATCAAACTTTCCGTCATTGTAGCTAAATATAACCTCTTTGCCATGTAAGTAAAATGATATATCTGCACAAGTTGCGTCACAGGCTGAAACATCAAGCAATGTCAAATCTTGTGAATTTGTATCTAACACAAAGGGGTATTCGCAATCACCAAAATAGGCCGCACCTTCTCTGTTGTCCGTATCAATCGGCGTAGAAGGTGCCGACCAACTCCAAACAAACGCCACACTACCCAATACTAGCAATACCAGTAAAACAAGTAATTTCTTCATAATCATTTATCCTTTCTTGCGGGCGACATCGAAAACCTTAACAGCCAATCTGTATAAGAAGTTTCTACGTTTTGCCCGTTTTGACAATAATATTTCAGCTATATATTTTAATAATTGCTTTTCTTCACCAGTTACACAGCCAGTAGGAGCGTAATCTTTGTTGATAATATCCATGATCTCGTCGATTACTTCATTGTGTAAAGTAACCTCTGCATCCGTTTTAAGGATTGTGAATACCAGGTTTAGCCGATAAGCAAGTAACGCCTCGCCGCCTTTAAGATACAGTTTTTGTAGTCCTTGGCCTCTCATATCATTCCGTCAAAGCCTCCCCTACGCCACTAAGGACACTGGTTTCGTCTACAGGGCCACTAACAGCAGGTGCGGCCTTTGCCATCTCAATTGTATTCTCTAGCTCCTGTTGCTTCGCAGCGGCCTCATTAGCAGCGGCTACCTTTTTGTCGTATTCTTTTTTCGGTACAATGTTCTTCTGTGGGAAGTCCAGAGCTTCGTTAATGTCATTAGCAGTATCATACTCACGGTACATCATTCTAAGATTTGGGAATATCTCCATTAATGGCTTAACTGCTTCTATCGTTGACTGAATTGGATTTAATGCCTGGCTTGTTTTTTGTGCCTGAGCAAGCTGACCAATGAAGACCGGCTGAACATCAATACTATCAATAGGCTTAGTGATATTACTTCTTATAATATCACTGATATTACCCATTGTTCGCTCATCAAAGGGGCCTCGTCCCGCCCTGGCTTCAATATCGATCATCCGAGCATCAACTGATTCCAGGTAGCGACTATGAGTTTCAATAGCTGGACTTAGTAAAGTTGCCTTCTCGCCGGCCATCTGCCATATCTGAGTAGCTGTTACGGGCTGATTCTTCTGCATTGCTAAATCAGTAAACATTGAAAACTTATCAATATAGAACCAACGCTTTAATGCCTCGTCTTTTATATCAAGCATCTCTTTTGAGAACTGTAACCCAGCGACTCTGTCCAGAAACTTAGGAGGCCTGTCATATTCTGACTCACTAACGTACATCTCACCTTCAGGATCAAGCTCGATCTTATTCCGCATTGTATCAAGTGCTATAAACGCCCTGCGGTTGACATTCTGAATATCCTCAAGATAGTTCTTGTCGATCTGCTGCATACTCAAATTATCCCAGATTGCATACCAAGCAGGAGTACGACTTGAAGCTTCCCACGGTTTCTTATCGAAATTCCATACAGAAAACGGCTGTGAGAAATCACCCATGTTTGTATTGAGAGGCTTATCTTTCTTGTTTCGGTCTTCGGCGGTTAATTCAGTAAAATAAGCTGTGAGCCAGTCCCAATCGCCTTTGGGCTTCTTGAAACCATCACCATTCCATATTGGATCATCTGTCTTAAAGGTCGCCCGATAGACTGTAAACTTATCGTTCAATCTACCTGATCGTAAAGCATTGACTATTGAAACAGCAAGTTTAGCAGAACTCTTTGAATAGTTGTCGTCGTCATCAATAATGAATTTGTCGAATATCTTCTTAGCCGTCCAGTCCTTCTCTTTAAGGATAACGCCTTCGGTCTGGTTATACTTATCGTAATAGACCCGGACATTCTTAAAGTGCTGAGGCATCCACATCGTCCGTTTTGTTTTTAAATCTTCCTCGGCGAATATAACCGGACTTCCTAAAGTGACACCATCATGGGTAAATTGGGGCTGAACATCGTAGAAGTTTGACTTTTGGTAAACATTTGACATATAATCTTTAATGCCCTGCAACCAAATATCAAGCTCATCAATTCCCTTTAACTCGTACTGTTCCATCTTGTAGCGAATCCATGGGATATTCTTACTAACTAATGAACCCTGGAATCCAGTAGCCATCATGCGGGAATACCACGAACCGGAACCGTTGTATATTGCCTGACCGACTAAATCACCGTTCTTGTCAGTATCAACAATCTCGTCACTGCGGAAATAAGTAGCCATGTATTCACGATTACGGTTAATCTTAGAATACACATCGTTCATTTCGTCCCAGCGGTCGGTAATGCGATCATATAAATTTTTCTTTGACCAATTTGCCATAATACTCCTTTGGGCAATAAAAAAGACAGCTAATAAGGTGATAAGCCCTTATCGGCTGTCTTTAGTTATTCTTGCGTCACCTTCAAGCTGGCCTGCTGTCAAGTGAACCCGTTTATTTAGTTTTATTTCTTAAAACAGTTAAACAGAATAATTATTCTTTTCCATATTTTCGATAAATTCTTTGGATTTTAATTTAACGGGATTACCTTCACCGTCTTTGCAATGTGTCCACACTTCCATATCCTTACCTACTGTTCCAAATGTTTTCTTAAATCTTGCATACGAATCATCCCATTGGTCTTGTTGTCCAGACTGCTTAATATCACAATAAAATCGCATAACATCCATAGTACTAATATATTCAAATACCGGTATTCTATTATCATAACCTCTGTTTTCCTGTCTTACAATATGTTCAAATCTTAGTACATCAATATCGTTTTCGGGGGAGAATCCCATAAGCGACATCCAGTCACGTTTCATTTGTTCTTTAATCATTGAAATTTGGTCTTGTTTCATAATCATTATCCTTTCACGATAATTTCCTTATTCTGGAATACCCAGTAAACCGCTCTGACTTAACCTCGGCTCAGTAAAACTTCTCTTTA